GGCTAGTCATTCTCCTTGAGTGGTGATGAAAACTGGCAGTTGAGAAGCCAACAAACAAATGGCGAAAAACAGAGTATTAAGGTTGTACATCTTTTGCTCTTAGGTGGAACAGACACCTATCACTGCTCAAAATATAGGGGCGCATTTTTATCCACGCTTAAAACGCACTACAATCAAAATCTAGGCTATCAAATGACTATTAGCTATATGTTAGTGCTACCCAATTTCACGACTAGCTTAACATAAGTATATTACATAATATTGTTATATAAAGTTTACATAACTCATCTGGAGGTGTTTTATGGCAACCATAGAAGGGAAAAGATTAATAACCGTAACTACTACTAAAGCAGTAGCGGCGGCTGGAAATTATGCGGCTGAAGATGTTATTTCAAATTCTGCTTCAGCGGGAACTGTATGGACTTTTGACGCTGTTGGTAAAGTCAACGGCGGGACTGGTTATATAGTCAAGGCTCAAGTTGTTTGTGAGACTACCGCACAGGTTCAAAGGACTACTTTGTATCTGTTTAACTCGTCAAGCGTAACCTGTAACCTTAATGACAACGTTGCCAATACAGCAGTAGTACACGCTGACAAAGCCTATTATTTAGGTAAGATTGATTTCCCTGCGATGGAAGATTTGGGGGGTGACTCTGAAGCCATCGCAACTCCATCAACTACGGGAAACCTACCATTAGCGTTTAATTGTGCAACTGCTGATGATGCCGTTTATGGCGTATTGGTTACTAGAGACGCTTTCACAAACGAAACAGCAACAGATGATTATACAATAGTCTTGACCGTAGAACAATATTAGGAGTGTAATATGCCAGTAGCAGGGAATAGACGAGTATTCGGTGGCGGTACTGGAGCTAGGGGAATTAAATTCCAACCTGACGCCAGTTGTGTCCTTTGGCTTCCCGGTCAAGATGACGCATATTCATCTACTATACGTGACCGTTCAGGAAAGGGCAATCACGGTACACTTACAGGGACAACGTGGACAAGGTTATCAACTGGTATTTGGTCATCTAAATTTAACGGCACAACAAATTATATAAATTGCACAAATGCCGCTAGTTTGAATTTAACTGCGGCTTGGACAATAGGGGGATGGTTTAACTCCAACTCTTTAACTGCGGAGCAAGATATAATTGCAAGACGAAATGCCGCTGGTGCGGGCCCGTACACATTAGAGATAGGCGACCCAGACGGCGGTATAACCGTAGCGTGGAATAATGGAGGTTGGCGAATCACAGCCACAGCGGGTAGTCTATATACTACTGGTAAGTGGTATTTTCTGATAGCGACTTGGGATGGCACTTATGTAAAGATTTACCTGAATGGCGCATTGGTAAAAACATCCGCAGATTTATCAGCTACTCCGCCAACAAGCAACGCAACCGAACCCACCTTGATTGGCGCAAGAATACTCGGTACAATTCAAGCACCGATGAATGGCTCATTAGATTTAATACGTGTTCACAATACAGCATTAGCAGCTTCAACGATAGCAAATAATTATAATCAAGAACGTTCCCTATTTGGAGTCTAAATGAGCTTTGAACAATTACAAAATATCATCAATCTGAATAAAGAGCGTGAAGATGGTCTGTCAGAAGATGAAGACTTGACTAATAATTTATGCCCTTATTGCGATTGGAACTTAGACACTAATTCTAAAGGTAAAAGAAGTTGTCCAATTTGTGGGAGGATATGGAGATAAGATATGTTTGGTGCTTATGCCAGTATAGCCGATGTTAAAAACATTCTAGGAATAACTGCTACAACAGACGATACGATGATTAGAAAAATCGTTGAGTCGTCTAGTAGAAGTCTTGATAACTACTGTAATCGTACGTTCATAGTCAATTCTGGTACTAAATACTTTGATGGTGCTGTTACTCTATGGACTCCTGATTTACTTTCTATTACCACACTCAAGACAGACGAGGATGGAGATGGAACTTACGAGAACACATTTACAACCGATGACTACATTTTATACGGTGTAGGATTAGAAGACAGATTAAACACCTATCCTAAGACTGAGATTGTTATTAATTATAGTCTAGGTGATTATGGCTCATTCGCTTCAGGTGTTCAAAAGGGTGTCCAGATAGCAGGAGTATGGGGATATGGAGACGGTATATCTGCTACGCCGTATATATCAGACACCACCACAGCAGAAGCTCTTGACGCTAGTGAGACAGGTGTTGATGTAACTTCAGCAACCAATCTTTCAGCGGGTCAACTTATCCTAGTTGAATCAGAACAGATGTATATCTACTCTATATCTACGAACACTTTAACGGTTGAACGTGGTGTAAATGGTACGACAGCGGCAACACACGACACGGGTAAGACTATTTACATCTATCAATACCCTTCAGACATAAGACAGGCGTGTATAGATTTAAGCGTAGCCCTTTATCAGAATAGAGCTAAACAAGGATTACAGAGTGAGAGAATAGGTGATTACTCTTATACCATAGCAGGGACTTCTTTAGGTAAGAGTATGGTTGAATCCATACTCGAGTCTATCCGACCTTATAAAAGGATGAGGTTCTAGGGTATTTTCTATTAACTACAAATAACATCTTCTTTACTCCTAAAAGATTGCGCAATGCATTGCGCAATCTTATTCATCTTTGGGGATTATAGCTTTTAATTTATCTCGAAAATCAGGGCATACTGGTAACCAATAAGAGCATAAAAAATCTCTTGTTCGACAAGTAAATGAGTTTGTGCTTACATCATCTTTATCTCGTATCTCAATTAAATCTAAACAATCAATACAATGCCTCTCTCCTGATAAAGTCCTGATATTAAAGTTACCACACTTAGGGCAATATCTAAAATCATCATCTTTATATCCGCAATGAGTACAAAATTTAATAACCATACTACTATTATAGATTACTTTTTTTACTTTGTCAAGTCTTTTTAAGGAAATATTTTAATGCCAATATCTAATGGGCTTTTAATTGAAACTTTTACTCCTCAAACCTTAACCGAGACATCAGACAGTCAAGGTGGCGTAACAACTTTGTGGGTAGACAGCACAGCTTTCAGGGGTAGGCTTTCCAGTTTACCTGTTAATGAAAGAATGAGTGCTGATAAGCTCACCGTGTACGCCTCTCACAAGTTATTTTGTGATTATAATTCCAGCCTAAGTGAAGCTACTAGAATACGTAATAGCGATAGTACACGCTATTTTGAAGTAAAAGGCGTGGTTAACCCTAGCAATTCTAACCATCACCTTGAACTAACTTTATTGGAGATTGATTAATTTTAATTGTTTATTCTCTGCTTTTAATTGTTTGATTGTAGTCTCTAGTTTTCTAATTTTTATTTCCATTTGTGTTATTTGGGTATGTTTATCAAGGCTAACCATCTGAAGATTCTCAATCCTATTATCAGTTTTAATATTATTCTTATGGTGAACGATTTCCCATGAATGCAAGTTTCTACCAAGTGATTTAGCCATAACTAAACGGTGTTCTAATACAGAGCGTTGTTTATCAGCCATAGGTAAAAAGAAATTATCTGGAGGCAAAATAATACGGGGATAACCATTGGCATCTACCCAACGTCCACCTCGCCATTTAGGGTTATCCTTACCATATCGCAAATGACTACACGTAAAACACACACCTAAATGTTTTCGTGTTTTAGATTTATGTTTAGGCACCCATCTTTGCTCATGGCATTGAGGGCATTCCTCCCAGATATAAAGTATACGATTGTTTTTACCAATATCATAACCATGACATTTATCACCAAGTTGTGGCATATCGCACCTCCTACTTATATTATACCACAAGTTTAGTATTAAAGCAAGTCAAGGAATAATAATGTTATCAGCTATAAACACTGGGTTTTTTAACTTACTTAAATTGTATCCTGAGACGTGGGCTACGGGCACGACTTATGCGATAGGGGATTTCGTTAAAGCTAGCACGTATAACAACCATACCTATCTATGCACAGTAGCGGGCACAAGCCACGCTACAACTGAGCCTACATGGTTAACTACCAATGGGGCTACACAAACTGATAATACAGTTACATGGAAAGTATTTGATAGAAAATGCTACCAAATAAAAGCCCCTCAAGGCTCATCATCTCCTTATGTAACTTTTGGTTTACTTACCGAATCACCTATCGGGACATTTGCAGACTTTGAGAGTATAGAGAACTTAACTTATTATGTAAACTGTTTTTCAGATAAATCACCAGCCGACTTAGCAGAAATAGCAGATGAAGTTATGGACAGTTTAGACGATAAGACTTTAACAGTTACAGGATATACTTCAATGAAATGCGTAAGAGAATTCATAAGTTCACCTATTTGGGATATGGACACTAACATCTATCAAATTAGCCTACGTTATAGGGTATGGCTAGACAAGACATAGCTTATTAATTTAGATAGCCTAGATTTTGACTACGATGCGTTACAGATATAAACAGGAGGTAACATAATGGCACATTTAGCGGGTAAAGCAGGATACGTAGATACAGGTAGTGCGGTGGCAGGTATTAAGTCTTGGACATTAGATTATAACTCTGATGCACTAGAGACTACGGACTTCGCAGATGCGGGGGTGAAATCTTACATCATTGGCGGGTCTGGATGGTCTGGAAGTTTTGAGGGATACAAAGACGGTGCGCCTCAGGCTCTAGCAGGGGCAGCCGTAACTTTGAGTTTGTATGAAGATGCTACCTATCTGTGGACTGGCTCGGCTTTTATAACTGGTATATCAGCTAGTACTTCGGCGGATGGGATTGTTTCATATTCTTATACATTCCAAGGCACAGGGGCACTTACTGTACCGCTAGGGTAATAGCGGATATTTAGGAGGTAAACTATGGCACACTTAGCTGGGACTGGCGGGAATGTATATCTCGCCACGACTATAATTGACGATTGTGAAGACGATTGGCAGGATGGTACTCACGGTACTGCTGCCTTAACCAATTCAGACTATAAAACAGGAAGCGGAGCAGTAGCTATAACAGGAAGTGCGGTAGAAGCTGGAGATATTCTAGCCTATGAAGCTATCGCTGCCGGGGCTACTAACTACTCTAGCTTTTCTCATGTACTCTGTTGGGCAAAGTGTACGGCTTCGGTATCCGCTGCTGACTTGAGGTTAGCGTTAGATGATACTGACGCTTGTGCTTCGCCTGAGACTCTTTTGGACTTCCCTGCTTTAACTGCTAATGTCTGGAAGTATTGCCACTTAACGGAAGTTGGGACTGACCCGATGAGCGATTCAACGGCTGCTGCTTATGTAGGTTTAGAATGGAACGCTAACGCTCAGGATAAAGTTGTTACCCTAGACGATATACGAGCCGCTAAGAACATAGCCGGTATCAACTCATGGACGTTAGACTATACCTCAGACGCTTTAGAGACTACCGACTTTGCAGACGCTGGTGTTAAGTCATACATCATAGGTGCTTCTGGATGGTCTGGTTCATTCTCAGGCTATAAAGACGGTGCGCCTCTTTCTATCGGTACTATCTGGGGTGTTGAATTAGCGGAGTCTGCTACTACTACTCAGATGTGGCTAGGTAATATCATCATTACTGGAATACATCCCTCAGTTAGTGCTGACGGGGTCGTTTCGTATAGCTATGATTTCCAAGGAACTAATAGCTTAATGACAAGCTCAACGTAAAGATATTGCAACGCATTGCAGAAAGTTTGCCAGCCAGTAGCCTCGTCTTACGTCAGGTCAAAACCATCGCTACTACAAGCCCCGAAGGGTGACTGGCATTTACTTAGTATAACCTAATCCATCAATAATTTTAAGTATAAATTCAGTTGCTTCAGAATAGGCTATAACGTGTGGTAATGACGGATTAGAAAAATATTTATCCCAATTATCGCCACATTCTGTTATGTAGTTTTCTATTAGTTCCCTTGCTTCTTTATCCTGAGTTGGTTTTAACAATTTATATCTCCTTATAAACGCCGGTTTAAATCTTCTCGATTAAATTTAGCTATCTGCCCGTCATTCCATTTTATAGTAATAATATCTATTCCCCTGTAAGTAATTTGAGGGAGATATGTTTTTTCTTGAATTTCTATAACATTGCCAACTAATTTATTAGTCTTACCATAAACGCACGACCCTAAAATAATATCTCCAACTTGTATCATCTTAAGCTCCTTATCTAACCTTACAATATTATTATAAACTATAATTCATCATTTGTCAAGTCTTTTGAAGGAAATATTTTGTTAGACCTAACATCTCAAATAGCAACCTTAAAACAGAACGGGAAACAAGTAGGCGGACTCTTTGATTGCGAGATAAGAGTTATCCTCCAATACACCGCTAAAGACGGCATGAAGGACTATAAACCTACCAAGAAACTATCCGCTATGTCTTATTGGTTGCTAGTACCTGTTACAAGCAATGAGTTTGATGCCGAGTTCTACCAAGTAGTTAATAATGATTTAATCTTAATGGATGCTGGCAAGGTAGTAATAGACTTCCCAGATAAAGGTACTTTAGACAGACGTTTATATGCGCCTATTCAAATTGTATGGGTGAGTGATTTTGAACACTGAATCAATTTGCTACTTACTTAGAAAGACCTCTCTAACTAGAACAGAGATAGGCAAACTAAAACCCGACCAGTTACAGGCGATAGTCAAAGAGGTTTACTTCCAAGAGTCAGTTGACGAGTATCGCAAGATGCACTCAGTAGCCTCTATTCTAGCAGCTATCTATAATACCATCCCTCAAAAGCCGGGGCATAAAGCACTGACAGCAAAGGACTTTCTATCTGGTGATATGCCCACAAGGGAAGGTAAACGACCAGATACTAACGTAGAAATACTAGCCCAGGGGAAAGGGATTATTTTACCGAGTAAATAGATTGTGCAATGCGTTGCAAAATGTTTTATAGCCATTCACAGCCAATTACTTCTGGTCTATTATCAACTTTTTGGGTGTTCATCCATATAGGAAAAAGGTTGTCAGGGATTTCAATTTCATAAGTGTAGTATTTATACTCTACACAATGCCCCTCAGCATCATCAATTGATTTTCTAAATATAATTCTTAATTTCATTATCTACTTCCTAAACTAATCTATTAGTGAATCTAAATCAAACTCATAAATTTGCTCTAAATATTTTTTAAGCCATTTAGGTCGTTGACATTTAGTATATTTTTTATCTAACCCACAATCATCACAATGGAACTGTATATTGCCTGTATAATAACCCTGTGAATCATCATGAACACTAGAAGTATATTTACCATCAAAAATTTCATGCTCTGAAAAACAAGTGTATTCCTCACTAATATAAGATTTAAGATGTTTGCATTTGCTCATATTAGTAAGTCTCTGGCAACCCAATATTATTTATCTTTTCTGTATCGTGAATGATTGTTTTGTATCCCATTTTCTCAATAGTGGCAGCTTTGATAGTAGCGTCATTATAATCTGTGAAGGTATCAGTAACCTTGTTCCATTTGAAGTTGTCAGTTCCGCCCGTTCGATAGATTACTGTATAAGTCTTTTTCATTTGAATCTCCTTAACCTTTATATCTAAATTATAAACTATAAATAAGTATTTGTCAAGTCTTTTTAGACCAATTTTAATAAATATTTTTAGGAGTAAACAATGGAGAAAGAAGTAAATATCTTAGCTGAAGAAAAACCCAAGTCAATCAAGCTAGCAGATGGGAAAGAATACAAATTGCCTCCAATAGATATGACTACTCTGGCGAATATAGAAAAGACTATGGGGTTTGGGCTTGGCAGATTGCAAACTAAACTTGAAAACGAGACTATGACCACCATGAGAAGTCTGATTTATGCTCTATTAAAAGAAGAACAACCTGGATTGGATATAGACAAAGTAGGTCATTTAATCACCCTTAAAGAAATGAGTTCTATATCTTCAACTATCAGTGAAATAATGGCTTTAACTTAGAAGGGATTTATTATGACTGAAAGAAACAATGGCCTTTTGCAACGGATAGACGAGCGTACTGAGAGCATAATGCGTGAGTTAAAAAGCCAAAATGACCACCTTTCTAAAATGAATGGGCGGTTAGAAAAACACGACCTATCTATAGTTAAACTGGAAACTACTGTCTATTCTAAAGATGGGTTGTGCGATAAAGCAAGTAACAACTCAAGAAATATAGTTAAATTAATGATATGCGTTGCGATTGTGGCGGCAGGAGTTGGTGGTAGTGTGGCTGAAATAATCAAGATTTTTACATAAGGAAATTAAATGGCAGAAACTTTAACTGAACTTGTAGCTAAAATCAGTACAGATGCCGCAGGATTAAAAAGCGGGCTATCTGATGCTGAAAAGCAAACTGAAGCATCTTCTAAAAAGATGAAGGATTCCATACAAAAAGTAGGCATGGCT